GGGTATTGACTACACCTACGATAAAGATCGTGATGCGTTTATTCCGCCCAAGCCATTTGCAAGTTGGGTGCTTGATGATGCCTCATGCCTTTGGGAAGCCCCAGTTCCTTATCCCGCTGATAGCAATGAATACATTTGGAACGAAGAAACGCAATCATGGGAGTTAATTGATGGCTAGTGAAGTCAAAGCAAACAAGATAAGCCCCGCAGTAGGTACGGATTTCACATTTGGAGATTCTGGGGATACGTTTACGATCCCATCAGGTGTGACACTGACAAACAGTGGAACAGCAACTGGCTTTGGATCACCCGCTTACGCATCTAACGCTTCAGCAACAGACGATACAGTAAACGTAGATGCAAGTGACAACCTTCAGTTCAACTCAGGCTACGGTTCAACCGCTACGGCGTATGGGTGCAGGGCTTGGGTGAACTTTAATGGAACTGGCACTGTAGCAATTCGTGATAGTGGAAATGTAAGTTCTATTACGGATAATGGTACTGGTCATTATACGGCGAACTTTAGTACTGCAATGCCTGATGCTAACTATGCGGCGTTAGTAACATCAGAAGGCAATGAACCTAATCCTCAAAGTGCAGATTCTGGAGTTGCTCAATCAGGTCTAAATGCTTCTAGTATAACAGTTAAAACCTTCCATTCGCCAAGCAATAATGTTTACAGAGACTTGCCCGGTGTTTTTGTCGCCATCTTTCGCTAGGAGCAAACAATGAACCAACGAATTATTTACCCCACAGACGAAGGCGGTGTAGCAGTAATTGTTCCATCCGCTGAATATCTTTCAAATCACACGATTGAAGAACTAGCCGCTAAAGATGTGCCTGCGGGTAAGGCATACCAGATTGTTGATGAGGCTGACGTTCCATCTGATCGTACATTCCGCAACGCATGGGAATATGCCGAATGATCGTAATCAATATTGAAAAAGCAAAAGGCATTGCTCACGAAATACGCAGAGCCAAACGTGCTGAAGAGTTTGCACCATACGATGAAGTCATTATGAAACAGATTCCTGACGCTAACGCAACAGAAGCAGAGGCATCTAGGCAAGCGATCAGAGACAAGTACGCTACGATTCAAACAAACATTGATGCGATTGCTGATGTTGAATCTCTTACGACATTGGTGAATGAATTATGAGTGAAGTAAAAGTAGACACGATCTCCGAACGCACTGCCGCAAATGGCGTTGTAGTTGATGGAGTCACAATTAAAGACAGTGGGCTTACGATTCCAAGCGGGGGAACGCTGACAATTGACAGTGGTGGAACGATTACGAACTCAGGTACTGCTACTGGATTTGGCAAAGTGTTGCAGGTTGTTCAAACTCATGTAAATACTACAAGCAGTCAATCATTAACGGCAAATACTAGAGCGCAAATTCTTGGATTAAATGCTTCAATTACTCCTTCTAGCACATCAAGCAGAATAAGAATTACTGTTAGGTGGATAGGTGAGAATAGCGTATCGGCAGAAAATACAATGTTTGGAATTCAAAGAGACTCTACTGACATTGGAAATCCTGCCGCCGCTGGAAATAGAAATGTTGGACAGGCTGGTCTTTATATTAGTTATCACGCTAATGCCTCTACTACTATGGATTCATCAATGTATACCTATATTGATAGTCCATCAACGACAAGCAGTATTACTTATTCAGCAACAATTATCGATGGTCAAAACGGAACTTTATACAATCAAAGAACTGTAAATGATTCTGATGCTTCAAGTCGTGAAAGAGGAACATCAAATATTATTTTAGAAGAGATAGCAGGATGAACCACCAAGCAATTTATAATTTATACCCTAACGTCGTTTCTATTGATGACACTGCGGGAGCAATGGACAAAGACGGCAATCCAGTTCCTATCGTTCAATCAGACTACGAAACAGAGGTCGCACGACTGCAAGCAGAGCAAGACGCAACGCAATACCAACGTGATCGACAGGCTGAGTATCCATCTATTGACGAACTAGTCGTTGCTCTATGGGAAGGCGTAGTTGAAGAACGCATGGCATCTGTCACTGCGTTGGAAGGATTAAGACAGGCTGTTAAAACAAAGTACCCAAAGGATTAAATTATGGCATTAGAATCAGGAACGTACATTAAAGATTTAGTTAGCACTAACCCTTTGGGAACTGATGCTATATCGCAAGGAGATGACCATGTTCGTCTAATTAAATCTGTACTGCAAAACTCATTTCCTTCCACAAATAATGCTCCTATTATTCCAAATATTTCTGGTAATGGTGACAAATATTTACAAGTAAACTCTGGCGCTACTGCTACCCAGTGGGTAGATTTAGATGTTGATGCGTTAACTCGCCGAAAAGGTGAATTGCATAGATCAAGATTTGAAAAGGTAGGATCAACTACCTTAAGAATTCATTCAGGTATTTATGATCTTGATGCAAAAGGAAAAAATGTATCTTGGGATTCTTACCTTGACAAAGGGTTAAGTGGTACAGACGGATGGAGATATATTTATCTTGATTACTCTGCTATTACTGGGACTACTGTAACCGCTTCTGAGATTACAGAAAGTGGCACACAACCTACTTATGATGAATCAAAGCATGGCTGGTACAATGGCAATGACCGTTGTATTTTATGCGTTTATGTTTCTGGCGGTTCAATATATAATTTTTATCATGATGGGTCGGATCATATTGAATATCAAGATGATGTAGATCATTCTGCTGTTAAGTCTACTAATTACGTTACTGTAACTGTGCCGCCTCTTGGCTCTGTTGGTAATAGAGGTGCAATTTTTGGTGAGTTTACTTTTAGACTTTATGCGGAAGGGTCTGATACTAATAGCGCTACTTTTTATGTTTCTGCGGGAGAGGGGTCTGGTCATTTGTTAGGCACTGTAGAAGGTGGTGGAACATCAACAACAGACGAACACGTTTCTGGAAATAAACGTATTGCTTGTTACAAATTAAATTCAACGACTATGCAAGTTTATATTATTAAAGCGGGTGGATCGGCAGATATTAGTTGCACTACATATACTAACGGCTGGTATTTACCAGTAGGTATGTAAATGCCATTAATACCTTTTGATAACGTAGGCTCTATAGGAATTATAAGGGATACACCCCCTTATAATCTTCCACAGGGTGCATGGTCTGACGGAAACAACGTAAGATTCCTTGATAACGGCGTAAAGAAAGTTGCAGGTTACAAGGAAGTAATGGCTACTTGTCCGTTTGCTCCTTACTACATACACCCATATCTAACTATATCAGGACTGTATTACTGGATAGCCTATGGTGCTACAGACATTGCAGTGTACACAGGTACCACATGGATTGATGTTACACAACAATTAACTTTAACGCTTGACGGTTCGGTTAATCATAACTCAGGAAGTATTACAGTAGATACTGGAGCGGCATTAAGTGCTTTACCCGCCACAGGAACCCTTAGAATTGGTACTGATATTACTTCCGATCAAGACGTTAACTCTGGCAATAAATATGAAGAGGTAACATATTCTGCAAGAGATGTAGCAACTGGAGTAATTACATTATCTCCTAATAATTTAAACCATCATCCTGATAATGCTATTGTTTATCCTTCTGGAAGCACTTATACAGTTGACAAAGATTACGGCGCAAACACTTCTAGCCGTAGATGGACTGCTACTAATCTTAATGGTCTTGTGGTTGCTACTAACGGATTTGATGCGCCTCAAATGTGGCCGTTGTCTGGGGGTATACCTAGTACTGCTACTCCATTTAGAGAACTACAGAACTGGCCTACTGGAAATTCATGCAAGTCTATTAGATCGTTTAGGACATTTCTTGTTGGACTTAATTGGAACAGGGCTAATCAAGAACCACGATTAGTTAAGTGGTCTACTGAGGCTTCATCTGGTGAGGCTCCTTCTACATGGGATGAGACTGATGCCACGCTAGATGCAGGTGAGTACGAACTATCTGACACGCCCGGAGATATTGTAGACGGTTTACCATTAAGTGACTCATTCTTAATTTATAAAGAAGATTCTATTTATGTAATGAACTATGTAGGAACTCCCTACATATTCTCATTTAAACTTCTTAGCCCTACTGTTGGTGCATTGTCTAAGGAGGCTATCAAAGAGTTTGATGGTGGTCATTTCTTTATAGGCAACAGTGATTGCTATATTTGTAATGGTCAGACTGTAACCCCTTTATTGCCTAACAAAGTACGCAGGGCAATGTTTGAAGACTTGTCTGGAGATAACTACCAGAAGTGTTTTGTTGCGGCAGACTATGTTCGCAATGAAATGCTTGCTTGCTTTCCTAGTTCTGGTAGCGATGTGGTTAACAAGGCTCTTATATGGAACTGGAAAGACAATACGTTTTCGTTTAGAGATTTGCCAGATACTTCTTTTATTAACAATGGTATTATAGATATTACTGTAGGTGCTACATGGGATGCTAGTTCAGAGTATTGGGATGTTGGCACAGGAACATGGGGTGAACGAAACTACGATAACGTCAAAAAGAACTTAGTATTTTGTGATGTATCTAACACTAAAATATTTCGTGATAACTTTGGTAATACTAAAGACGGAACTAACATGACATCTTTTGTTGAGCGTACAGGTCTTGACTTAAATGACCCGCAAGCAGTTAAGTTTGTATCTGCTGTGTACCCTCAAATTGAGGTTAGTGGTGACAACTCTGTTAACGTGTATATTGGTAGACAGATAAGTACTGAGCAGGGCATTACATGGGAAGGCCCAGTATTGTTTAATCCTAACACTCAGTCTAAAGTATCGTGTCGTGTAAGCGGTAAATATTTTGGGATCAAAGTAGAATCTACTACGGACATGGATTGGAAACTACATGGTGTAGCGTTTGAGGTACAGCAACGTGGTTTAAGAGGGTTAAGAAGTTATGGCTAATGCTCCAGTTAAAAATATTAAATCATTAAACAGATGGACTCCTAACCCTGCCCCAGTAAACAATGATAACTTATCAGACTACCTGTACCATGAGTTAAACAGGTTATCTGATATTATCTTTAACCTTGATGTAATGCGATTAGAGCAAACTAACAGAGACCCCAAAGATACTACAATTGATTCTGATAGGGGTAAACCTAGAGATGGTGATATAAGATATGCGGATGGTACGAATTGGAATCCCGGTGGCGGTATTGGCATTTATGCTTACATTGGGGGCAGTTGGACTAAACTCTAATCTGTATGCAGACTACAAGTCTACATTCCTAATAGAAAGAGACAAGTACAGTACATTAAACTGGCTGTCAGATGAAACAAGCAATCACTGGCGTGATGTAGTTATAGAGAAGTTAAACGCTAACGGTGATACACACGCTGATTTAATGGCTAGAAGTTATGACTCTTCGTTCAAAGAAGTAAGCAGTGTTAATAGAGTTGCTTGGCGTGATCGTCTTAATAGGTTGCGTAATAAAAATCTGGCTCCTGTAATGTGGTTAATATCTGATGACAGTCCACAAGCGTACAAGCAGGGACTACAGAATCAGATAGACTACCAGAACCAAGTAGTAGACGCAGTAGATGATTTAGTTAGTCATTATGTTGTATGCCTTGAGTGCGATGAGT